CATACAAAAATAATAATCAAGAAATAGTGCATACCGATTATCAAGAGAAACATTTTACTAATTAATATGACTATTAAAAATGATCTTTATATTTGGGTTTATAAATTTGGTGCAAGGAGACCAAAGAAAATTAAATTAAAAAAATTTGTAAATGCTGTTAATGACACAACATTTTCTCAAAAGTTTTTTACAAGTGAAAAGGAAGCAAAAGATTTTATAAAAAAAGATTTTAAATAATTATTTATACCAATACTTATCGTAGTTCTCTTTATTATAGGGAACTACATCCCATTCTATTTTTCGTTTAATACTTTTTTTTGCAAATTCTCTAGCATCTTTTTCGATTGAGAATATTTGATTACAAAAGCTAGTTAATTTATCTTTGGGTTTCCAAATTACAAAATACATAAAAAAAAAGAGAGGGAACTTTGACATCCCCTCTCACATTTCACACAACAAAATAAAAGAACAAGTTTTAGTTGTTCTTCACATTAAATGTTAAACACTCATATTTAATTCCTCTTTGTTAGCAACTAAAGAGGGAGCAATAGTTGAGGAATTATTAATAGGTGGTTTAACTTGACCTATCAATTCTTTTACGCCACTTGTAAAATAAGTTAGTGGCTTGTTAAAAAATTCGCTAATTTGTATTAGCCTTATAGTCGATGTTCCATTTGCACCTTTTTCATATTTTTGTATCTGTTGGAACGTAACGCCAATTGCTTTTGCTAACTCAGTTTGAGTACATTCTTTTTGTCTCTTTATTGTATGACTAGCTGTTGTTGAAGTTTGTGGAACATGAATAAATACTTCTCTATTGGCTCTAGCTTCTTTAATCTTATCACCAATAATTCTATTCATTTTAATATCTAAAGGTGTTCTTGATTTTATTTTGTATTTCTTTTTTTCCATTCTCTTTCTCCTTTGTTTAGGCGGACTCCTATCCTAGTAGTTTTTTTCAACTTTTAAGTTAGTTAGTAATTAAGTTTGGGCATGAATGAATTTAGAGTCTTCATTTTCAACACAAACAATTTGTCTATACGTTTTAATATACTTCTTAAAAGCTTTAAGTGAGTGGATGCACTGCCTTTTGTTATTGATAGGCTTTTGCATGATTTCACCATGAAGCTTATTAAGTTTGTCATATCTTCGTAATAGACTATTACTTTTGCTCATCCTTATTAGTTTCCTTTATTGGTTTAATCCTAGATTTTTCAAACTTTATATCTAAGACGTTTAACGTAGCCGTTTCACTTGGCTTATCTGACTTCACAGCTAATTCTGTGTTGTCAAATTTTTCTTCAAACTTAGTTTGAATTTCGTAAAAACTTTCTTTTATTACTTCATCGCTCATCTTCTAAAATCCATTGTTGAATAGCTTTTATTAACTTTAAGCATTGATATTTTTTCTAGTTGATCATCACTAAGTTCGATGTTTCGTTGCGCTTGATCGCTTTTGCTAATCAAGTTTAACTTGTATAGTTCTGATATAATCGCACCAGCTCTAGCCCTAGAAAATCTAAATTTGCGCCCAATCTCTAAGTATGTTGGGCTATACTCATGTTCTTTAATAAATTTTTTAATAAATTTAAGAACGTCTAACTTGATAGCCGATAAATATATATGTCCATTCTTCATTCTTTTTCCTTAAATAAGTTAGTTACGTTTTCTTGTGTTTGGTTTATATCGTTGCCATCCTCTTTAAGAGCCTTGAGATAATTTAATAATTTTTTTAAATACCAAAGACACTTTTCCAAATCCATGATGATACTATCTATTGATGTTCCATGCTTTTCACCAAAGCGAAAAAGGTGCTTTAGACCAGCACCCTTTAAGTAACCAATATTTTCTTCATGAGTTTGTTGACTCATAATCGCATCGCAAGTTTGGATGGCTTTCTTATAGTGTTGAGGATTGACGCTTTCGTTATCCATTAAAATTGATCCTTGTATGATGAATCTTCTTTAGTTTGTGGATCACTTAATTTGATACTTATATCAGGTTGCTTATCGTTAGTTTTATCAGTATTCAACCAAGCTGCAGCTTGTTTAGGCGTACCATTTATTGAGGCCTTGCCAGTGTAGTGTGGATATTTAGTTCCAGGTTTATCTGTTTCTCTTGGTTGACGTTTCCACAAAGCTATTTGATTATCGTATTTATTGTCCATTAGGTTTTCTTCCTTGTATTTGTGATTTTAATTTGTTGTATTCATTAGCAACTCTCACATCCTCAATTGGATCAAGATAAAGTTGTTCTAATTCATTGGTGTACTCTTTACCCAAAACTTGAATCCCTTGTTCAAATTTATTTACAGTTGTTGATAGTTCGGCTTGTTTTCTTAGCTTCTCCATCCATTCTTTAGCAAATTCTTGAGTATTAAATTTTTTACTAATTTGTTTTTTTTCTATGATTGGCTCATCTTTTGGATAATTAACCTTATGTCCATTTTCAAAAGTTTTGTCCTTACTAACTTTAATAGGTTTAGTATCTTTGATAAAATCCTCTATCTCCTCTGCTGTTGCAATTTCATTACCCATAAATCCAAGTATAGATAATGCTCTACCAATACTAACTGTCTGAGACTTCTCAAATTCTTTGTCTCTATTGACCATCATTTTAGATTCACCAACACTTAACTCTTTACTATCTAAAAATACACTTGCTCTAAATTTTGTAGAGCCATTTTCTAGTTCACTACTAAAAGTTAAAATTTGTAATCTATTTCCAAAATATTCTCTAACGAACTTAATACGATATGGCACAGTTAGGTATTCACCTTTAGCACCTAACTTTACATAGTCGCTTTGTTTAATATTATCTCTAAATTGTTGTATTGCGCTCTCCAATGTTTTTTCTTTACTCATAGTTGTCCTACCTCTCTCAATTTTTTTGTTGGGTTTTTTATTTGTTCTTCTAACTCTTTAATTTTTTTATCTTTGTCTTGAATTTCTACTCTTAATTGGCCATTCTTTTTTTGATGAGCCAAATTAATTACTTCTAAATCTTTTATTCTTTGTCTTAATGGTTTAATTATTCCTTGATCACTCATAGTATCCTTTAAATCTTTTAATGATGTCAGGTGATATACCTTTCCACCAAAAACCATTTTTTCTTATTTCACTAAAGTCAGGCTTACAAAGTTTTGCTAAAGTTTTTATATCACCATTGGCTAATTCTAATTTAGTCTCCCAACATTTTTGATATAAAACTAATTCATCATAATAATGTTCAAGATTTTCTTTACTTAGTTCTATGCAATTGTCAGGGGTGAAGATTGTATAATCACTATCACTAGCATAAGTTAAAAAGGGTGTGTGTGTTGGCAAGACCTTAGAGTACAAAGCTATTTGCAAACAATCGCTATGGAACGGTACTTTTGGTGTTTTCTTTTTTGTATAGGAATATCCACTTTTAGTTTTTACTAAAGTTCCAAATACATTTTTAATATCTCCAAAGTGAGTCTCACCAATTAAATCTACATAACATAAAAAATAAGTTTTAATTCTATCATCCCAATGGGTAAATTCTTTTTCATCTTCCCATTTTTGCTTTGGCAAAGTATCAATATTTTTTAAATGATTGCTTGATATAGCACCCATATTTTTGATAATATGCTCAAATTTAATTTTATCTTTTTCATCAGTTCCTTTAAAATTATCTATTCTCTCTTGTATTTTTTTAATCATTCTAAGATTTCCTCAATAGTTTTGTTTTCACACAAAGCCATTTGCACAACCTCATGAGCAATAGTACCCCCTGTAAATGAACTATTAGATGGTAGATTCATTTTTTCTTTTGGAGTTAGGACTATGTAATTTCGAAAACGTATGTCGTCAGGGATGGTGTTTTGGCTCTTAGATGTGTGTTTTAGGCCAAATTTTGTATAACATTCTCCAATTTGTCTTGGTCGATTCGTCATATACAAAACTTATAACGATATTATAAAAAAATTGCAACACTATTATAGATTATTTATAACAAAGATTATCGCCATTGAGAATCAATTGGATAATTAGCTGCAGTAAATCTTGATGAAGCATCAATGTAAATATTTTTTGCAATTGTTGAAAAAACTTCATCGTTTATTGTTGATTTATCAATAACATCATAACTACCACCGTCTCTAGGCTCTAAATAACCAACAAAAAGTTTTTTAGTTTTTTTTTCTCTTGAAATAGATAACCCATAAAGAGCATCATTTTCTACAGTATTTAAAGGTTTAAAATATCTAACTGTCCCTGCTTGAGAGCCTGATCTCATATATATAAATTGATAATTTTTCCATTTTTCAATTACACTTAATTTTTTCATATCTTTTTTTGAATAAATTCTTACTTGACCATTTTTTTGAAGTTCACCAATACCATTAATAATTGCATCTCTTGATATAAAATGTGTATTACCAAGAACAGGTTGATTAGTATTACCTCTAGCATTAAAATATCTTGTTAGAAGTTCGGATAATTCTAATAAACCAAAATTATGAGGGTCTTTTTCTTTTTTATTTATAAGTCTTGACCATTTTACTTTCCAATTAGCAAAATCTTTTGGGGTTTTCCCAAGTGTTTCTCTCAAAATTTGATCTCTTGATACGTTGTGTATTTTTAGTAATTGTTCTAGTTTTTCTTTTTGAAACATTTCATCATTAAAGTTATTAAATAACATAGCATCCTCCTTTAATATTGTCTATTATCATGTTGTTATACTTATATTATAACAAATAATAATTGCAACATTATTTTATATAGTTATAACATTATTATCATTTATGACTATAACTGAGATAAGATACAGGAATCATAAGGCCAAGATAGTCAAATTAACTAGGAAACAAGCCAAAAAAGACAATGTTTGGGGATACTACGATCCTAACGAATCTATCATAGCGATTCAAGAAAATTTAGGAAAATTCACTTATTTAGATACATTACTTCATGAAATAGCACATTTTATAGCCAACAAATCATCGATTCGTTTAAAAAATTTAGGTGAGGAGGGGATCGCTACTTTTATAGGTAGTGAGTTCTCAAAAGTATTTATTCAAAATCCAAAATTAATTTCCTTAATTAAAAGGTGCATCACTAAATGAAATCTTTTTTAATTTTAGTTTTGTTTAGCCATCCAAATTTAATTTACGAAAAAATTGAAATAAAAAATTTTACAAATTGCGATGATGCTTTTGAAAGTAAAGCTACTTGGCATGACAACCCAAAATACAAAGAGGGTAACAATCAAGTTTGGGGATTTTACATTTACGATAACAAACAAGTTGTAGCTTCTTATTGTAAGGACCAGAAAGGAGATTGGCTTTTATGAAGCAAGTTACATTAGACCTATATGAATTAATGGCTAGTGCTAACAATGGCCTAACTAGAGTCTTTGAGTCAATGAGACTTAATCAAGAGTGGGGTCATGGATATAGAAGTTCTTTAAATGAAAAGATTGCTAGATCAATTAGTGGAAGTGCTGCAGAACTAGCTTGTTCTAAATTACTTGATATAGAATTTACTTACCATGTTAATCATGGCAACAACCCTGATCTTATATTTCATGACTTGCATTTACAAGTTCGATGTCAAATGCCAAAAGAAAATAATGGATTAATCATTAGACCCAAAGGAGCTAAACCAAACGAAATTTATATTTTAGTAATTGATAAATCACCAATCTATGAAGTGTGTGGATTTATAAATAGTAGCTTTGTTTTAGGTACTAACAAATATTTAACTAATTTAGGAAATGGCCGACCGAAATGTCATTACATCCCTAAAGATATTTTAACCCCAATAGAGATTTTAAAAGATGGCAAGTGGAACTAATAATTTAAATATTTATGGCGACCAAAGAGTTTGTTGTAAATGCAAAAAAAAAGCTGATGTGGTTGAGCAAGGTAAAGATTATTGCGCCGAACATTTTTGTCAAAAAACTACAGGGATGACATTAGATAAACTTAGTCAACAAATGGAAAGTTTAAGGTTTAACAAATATGACTAAGATTTTAATTAATAAGAAGTACAAAATCATCTATGCCGATCCTCCCTGGTACTTCAAAAGCTATTCAAAAAAAGGAGAAGATAGAAATGCTACAAAACATTATCCATGTATGGAATTTGATGATCTATTGGGTCTTAATATTAACGATATTGCTGATGTGGATTGTATATTGTTCATGTGGGTTACTGATCCTCTACTTGAAAAGTCTTTTGAGTTACTTAAAGCATGGGATTTTAAATTTAAGACGGTAGCTTTTACATGGGTCAAAGAAAATAAGTCTAAAGGTTTTTTTACAGGGATGGGTTACTATACTAGGGCTAACCCAGAAATGTGTTTATTGGCCACTAAAGGTCATCCAAAAAGAATTTCAAAAAGTGTCAAACAATTAGTCGTAGATGTTAGGAGAGAACATTCAAGAAAGCCTGATTGTGTAAGAGATCGCATTGTCGAACTTTGTGGTGATCTTCCAAGAATTGAACTTTTTGCAAGACAAGACTTCACACACAAAGGATGGGATAATTGGGGTAATCATTTTGAGTGAGAAAGAGCAAAATAATCTTTTTGGACAAGAAGAATTACAAGAAGATTGGAGAAAAGAGTGGGATGGGATGCCGGAGTTTGAGCAATATACAAAAGAGGCCTACCATAAAATAATAATAAGATTTGCAAGTGAAGAAGATTTGCAAAATTTCGCCAAAGTAATAGGGCAAGAACTAAATAATAAAACAAAAAGTATTTGGCATCCAAAACTTAAATTTGCCAATCATTTTAACAAGAGGTATGTAAAAGATGAATCCTAAACACCCTATTTACGTCATTAGTAAAGGTCGATGGGAAAGTCGATTAACTTCTAAAAGCCTTGAGAGAATGGGAGTTCCTTATCATATCGTTGTTGAGCCACAAGAATATGATGAGTACGCTAAAGTAATTGATCCTAAAAAGATTTATACTTTACCATTTTCTAATTTAGGAAAAGGCTCAATCCCTGCAAGAAATTGGGTGTGGGATCACTCTATAAGCATTGGTGCTAAGAAGCATTGGATCATTGATGACAATATTTATGATTTTTATAGACTAAATCGTAACGCTAAGAACATCGTACAAACTGGGGCGATTTTTAGGGCAGCAGAGGATTTTGTGGATCGCTATGAAAATGTCATGATTAGTGGATTAAACTATTGTAAGTTTTGTATAGCTAGTGAGAAGTATCCACCTTATCTTTTTAATACTAGAATTTATTCTACAATCTTAATTGATAATCGCCTGGACCTTAGATGGAGAGGAACTTACAATGAAGATACTGATTTATCTATTAGGTGTTTAAAGCTTGGATATTGTACTTTACAATTTAACGCTTTTCTAAGTGAGAAAGCTACCACCATGAGATTAAAGGGCGGTAACACAGATTCAATCTATAAGAACGATGATTTAAATTATTTAGATGGCGTTATGGCTAAGTCTAAATCATTACAAGAACAACACCCTGATTGCGCTAAAGTCGTTTGGCGTTTTAATCGGTGGCATCACTTTGTAGATTATTCTATGTTTAAAAAGAATATTCCTATTAAGAAAAAAGATTTAGTAATACCTCAAGGCGTTAATAACTATGGCATGACTCTTAAAGAGGTTGCTATATGAGTTGGACTTTTGAGAAAGTCGATATTGACCTTTTGGACAACCTTAATCTTAATAGTCATGAGAAGCTTTTATTTATCCTTATAAGTAGATTTAAGAATGTTAAAAATGGAATTAACATTACTAACACCTATTTAATGAAAAGAACTGGGATTCAATCTAAAGTAACATTACGAAAATATTTAGATCGTTTGGCTAACTTTGGCCTTGTTGCTAGAAATCAACCTAATTTTAAAAAGCCTAATAGATTCACCTTTAATAAGAATAAAATGCAAGAGTTTATTAGAACTAATAATGCTAGACGAAAAAAAATGTCTAAGATTATGAAAGCTACAAAATCACAACAAAAAACTTATTCACATAATATTAACATTGGAAAGGTTATTCCTATTAAAAAGAAAATTTAGGGGGTCAATTTTTGACCTCATCAGGTCAATTTTTGTACCTCTTAAAGAGAGATTTATTAAGAAAGAATAAATATATATATGGATCAAAAAGAAAAAATAAAAAAAGTTCTTGGTAACTTTGTTAAAAATCATAATATTTTTTATAAAAATGCTAAAGATAAAAGAATTAAGAATAGAAAAGAATACGACCAAAATAAAAAAACTAAGCAACTACAAAAGTCTTTATCAAAAGATAGGTTTAATACTTATTTAGATTCAATCTATAAGGAAGATCCAGATTCAACCCATAAGGCTTCAGATTCAACTTATAAGGAGAAAAAGTAAATGCTAACTTCAAGATTAACTATAGATCAATTAGATCGTTTCTTAATGGTTTCAAGTTGGGTAGATGATAAACTTCCACCTATAAACAATAGGAGAGTTCCTTTAATGTTTAAATTTTTAGATATAGGAGAAACTAAAGAGTCATTAAAAAATTCGGACACCCCTAGTGCTAGACTCAAGATCATTCCAACATCAAAACAATTATCTATATATGAGTTTATCACTTGTTTAATGGTCGATGCACGGCCGTCTACTAGAGAACTTTTATATTTACGCAACT